TGGGCCCCGGGCGGCGCCGGATTCTGGCCCGACACGTACACGGCCTCGCCCTTGTCGTTCAGGAACAGGTTCCCCGTGGGGTCGGGATGCTGGCAAACGGGGATATTCTTGCCGTTGCCCTTGGCGCTCGGGGCAAAGAAGAAATCTGCCCCGCAGTTACACCTCTCGATCTTGTGGTTGTGAGCCGGTTTTGACATGGCCTTTTCTAACCTCCTGCGTTGGCCCTCCTCCGTCCGCAGCTCGGGGCAGGTCATAACGTGCTGCTTGTAGCGAACGTCAGGGCCTAGTATTGCTTCGAGCAGTTCGTTCAGAGGGGGCTGCACTTCGCCCATGATGATGATTACCTCGCCATCGGGCACGGGCTCCCGGTTGACGGGTATTGCGATTCCAGAGGCCCCACGGACCCAGATAACGTCTTCCCCGCAGCAGTTGCAACGGTCGACCTGGACGTGGGGATAGTCTTCAAGGGGCTTAGTCACTGGCCTATTCCTCGGTCGCTTCGTCCTCATCCTTCTCACGCTTGAGCTTCAACTTGCGCTTGCCGTCTGGCAGCTCGGCCTCGGTGCCGTCCGTGGCCTTGTAGTATTTGACCTTCTTTAGATCCATCGCCATTTCGAGCCTGAGCCGCTTATCCTTCTCGACGGCCTGGGCGGCCTTGCGTTCGGCCGTCGCGTCGTAAGCCTCGATCGTGAGCCGTTCGAGAACTTCATCGTCAACCTGGTTCTCCATCCCTGGCAGCGGCTTCTGCCTGGGCCTCTTCTCACGAGTCTTGGTCGAAGAAGCCGGGGTCTTGCTCCCAGGCTTGGTTACTGGGGAAGCTTTCTTGGCCATGTGCGTTGTCCTCTTTACGGGTTAAACGGTCTAACGGAACATCGGAACAAGCTCGGTAAAAGTCGTCGGGGTTGGTTGGCATGAAGGGCCAGGCTGGGTCGGGCCAGGTCCAGTTGCTATCCTTCGCGAACAAGATGGCCGCGTTGCGGAACGTCCGGCCCTTGCCGTTCTTGTACGAGGCCCAGAATATCTTTTCCCACTTCTTCGGGCCCCAGGAGTATTCGCAAATCCGATGCGGCCTGAATACGTCCCCGTGCATCATCCGCAGGCTGCCGTCTGTCGATACCACAGCTCGGGCCTTTACCCAGTTCGTGGCGTGCCAGCCGCAGTTCTTGCAGCGGCCGCAGATCAGCACCAGCTTGCACTGGGGGCACACGATAGGCTCGCTCACTTTCTTGTCGCGAAGCCGGTCAGTTCGCATGGCCCTTAGCATTCGATCGGTGTATTCCAGATTCCAGACCCTATCGGCGTTAGGGGAGCCGAACCGCATATAGTTGCCGCCGTGGTCCTGAATCGTGACGTTCGCCATTCCAGGGTAGGCTCGCAGCAGCCGGCCCACGCTCTGGAGGTAGGTTGAGAGGCTCCCGAAGATCGTCGCCAGGATGCCGTGACGGAGCCAAGGGGCGTCGATACCTTCACGCAGCACGAAGCGATTGCACAGCACGGGCAGGGCCCCAACGCGGTTGGCTTCGAGGATCTCGGCCACTCTCTTGTCCGTCTTGGCCCGCTCCTGGCCGTCCACGTAAACCTCGGTGGCCCCGATATGTGCCGCCGGGACTCCGTTCCTCTCGAACTGCTGGGCGAACCACTTCGAGCCGGCCACATCCGGGGCGAACAGAATCGTGGGCTCGTGTTCGGGGTTCAGCTTCTCGAACCATTCCCACACTCTCGCCATGATGGTTGGAGTCATAATCAACTCGCGGGCGGCCACGTCGCTGACTTCCCCCATTGTTCCGTCGCCTTGAAGCAAGGGGCTGGCAAAAGCCTCCTTGGCTGCTTCCCGGGCCTTTTTGCGTTGCCGCTTAAACCGGGCGAAGTCTGGTTCATCCGGGGCGAAAACTAGGGCCGGGATCAGGGCCCCGCATTCCCGCAGTTCGCTATTAGTGCCGGCCTGGATCAGCACTTCATAGGCGTGGCCCAGGTCGAGGGGGGTAGCGGTCAGGCCCTCGACTATGCCTCCGCGCTCGACGTGCCAATCCATAATTGCCATCATCTCGGGGCCGGCGTTCAAGTGGGCCTCATCGACCAGCACTCGGGTTGCCGGGTGCAGTTGCCACTCGCCGCCACCCTTGGCTGCTTTCTTGAAGCGGGCAACCTCGGTTTGGATCGAGCAAATCTGAACGGGCCTGTCGAAGTTCTCGGCGTGCTTGGCGGCCCTGATGCCGAACTCGATGCCGTACTCACCCAACTTTTCCTTCAGCTGAGTGATCAGGGCTCGGCGGTTGGTGTAGATCGCAACCGTGTGGCCCTCTTGGAGCCAGTTGTGGATCTTGTTGGCCGCAACAAACGTCTTGCCCCCACCCGTGGGAGTGGTAATGCAGATCCGCTTGTACTGGGCCTCAGCCTTATCACTCTCTGCGAGCGCAAGACGTTGATGCGGCCATGCTTCCATAGTTAGCTCACTTTCCGGGGTCTACCGCGGCCTCGAACCTTCTCCACCACATCCGGCGTGGGTTCCTTCTTGCTGATCTCCTTGGCCCACTTGCGGAAATCCTCCTTCCAGGCCAGCAGATCCTTGCGAAGCTTGTCAGCGGCCGGGCTGTTGTGCTTCTTCCAGACCTTTCCGAACTTATCCACCCACAACGTGAAGTTGGCGAACTCGCGGTTGAACTTGGCCCAGTCGAAGTCGACCTGGCCTTGCTTGGGATCGCTCCGGGCCTCGGTCCTGTCTCTCTTGATTTGATCCGTGTCGTCGCCTGGCGCCCGCTCCCCCTTGGGAACGAACGGAACTCCATTTGCCGGCCCCACTCGCTCAGCCCTGGACCTGGCGTAGCTCTTGCCGTCCTGGCCCTTTACCTCCTCCGGGGCCGCAATCGCCGCCCCCGTCTCCTGAATGTCCCGGCGTACCGTGGCCTCGCTAACCTTCTCCGCTTTGGCGATGGCACGGTTCGACTGTCCCGCCTGGTGGGCCGCCGCTACTCGGTTCTGCCGCCATTCCTTGAGCCGCTTCTTGGCTTCCTCCGACAGATTCCGCCGGCCCATCTGATGCTCGATCACCCACTCCAAGGCCTTCGTCCGGCCTTCTGGAGTGTCGGGGAAGCTCTTGAACACGAGGGAGTATTTGATCCCCCTGGTGGCACATATCTCGATGCGATTGTGGCCGTCCAGAACGATCCGCGTCTCCTTCCAGACGACAATCGGATCTAGGGCCCGCCGCTCGCTGATCAGGTTCTGTTCCAGCGTGCCGATCTCGGCCGGCGTCAGCGGGTCCAGTAGAGACTTGAATTCCGGGTCCACAAAGATCGGGTCTTGCCCCGCGATCTTGTACGTCATGCCCCCGAGGGGTTGTTTGAGCTTTGCCATTACCTTTCCTTTCGACTGGACCGAGATCCGCAATCACACGAGCGATAGCGGCCTCGGTCGTAAACGTGGTGAAGTGAGCCCGGCCGACGAACGTATCGCAGTCGGCCTTTCGTTCTTTGCGCCTATCTGGCGGGTGATTGCTAAAGCGGATCTTGTGCCGGCGGGCGCCGTTGGCCACATAGACGTACTTACTAACCGTTTCCGTGGCCTCATAAAGTGTCACCGAGTAGCCGACGCTCAGCATCTGCCGGCAGAAGTAGATCCATTTGGCACAGGGGAAGCTGGCGGCCCGTTGTTGTCGGGTCGCCAGCAATTCCTCTGTCACCTCGACGTACTTTTGCTTGCGGTGATAGTTCAAAACTCCTCATCCTCCTTGAGCCGGTAGACGAGGTTTACCCGGTCAAGGAACCAGGGCTGAGGCCGCTGGGCAATCCATGCCGCCAGCAGCTTGTAGACGGCCCGCTTGATGTCGTGTTCATACTTCTTGAGGGCCGGTAGCAGGGCGTTGACTCGGGCGACCGCTGTCTCTTCGTCGATCTTGCCGTCGTGAACGTCGCCCTCGATTACGGCCAGGTCGTTGCCCCATTCTCGCACCTTGGCCTTGCAGTCTTCGCTGTTCAATTCATCCTCGCTTTTCACGCGGAAACGCTTCTTGGCGGCCTCGAACTTGGTCGAGAACAGTTCGAGCTGCGTGCGTAGGGCCAGTGTGAAGTCATTGGGCTCTACGCGAAGCAACAAAGGATCTTCCCCTTCGCAGTAGCTGAGGAAGTAGCCGAGTCGCCGTCCGGTCACGATCATTTCCCCGTGTACTTGGCAAAGGTAGTCCGTGGGTATGACTCCCCTCATCAAATACATCATGTGAGTGGCACGTTGCGGGCACTTGATCTCAAGAACGGCCTCGGGGTCAGGGAGCCCATCAGGGGAGCAGCCGAAGCGGCCGTCGTCGGTCTTGCAGAATCCGATCTGACGAACCGGGATGCTGGTCTCCTTCTCGAAGTAGCGTCGAGCTTTGGCCTCCGTGATGCGTCCGTATTCGGTGGCCGCGTTCACCGGCCCACCCTGGCCAGTGAAGTATTTCGGGTTCAGGCAGGTGATGTCGGCCAGCAGCTCAGCAATGTACTTCTCCTGGCTGGCCGAGCTTTGGCGCTTCGTGGGCGTCATGATCCGGGAGAACTCGGAAGCCGTGGGAATGCCCCGGCGGGCCTCCCACCACTCCGGGCTCAGTTGTGCGCAATCAATCTCGATCATGGCTGAGGGACTCCCATATCTGCCGGCACGGCCCGCTCGGCCTCTCGTTCCATGATCTTCACGAGCCGCTTGTGATCCGGTCCCTCGACCAAATACCGCTCCTGCGAGACGTAGTATTTGTTAGGCCACAGTTCGACCCAATCGTTAAGCGGGCTCTTTACGACTGTGAAATCGCAGAGATTCACGTACACGTCATTGCCAGTTGCCGCAGTGTTTTTGAACTTGAACCAGAGCATTACTTACTCACTTTCCTAATCGCCGCCTTGATCACATCAATGAGCCGCCAGGGCCGGGGAAGATACAAGAAGCCGGGGCTTGGATGGTTGCGGTCGTAATAGAGCCGCTGATTGGCCGGGTAGATGTTCTGGACCCAGGCCCCGTTGGTTAGTTGGTAGTGGTGCGGTGAATAGCGTTTCAGGGTCAGGCCGTGCAGGGAGGCCAGGCAAGCGGCCTGTTCGTAGGTCTCTTCGGCGTCCCTGATGCTTTCTTCGCGTTCCTCGGTAGCCCGCATTACTTAGCCTCCACAAAGGTCTTGATGGCGATGCTGAGCGAGATCAATTCCTTATTGATGCGACCGACGAGTTGGATTGCCTCGGCGTCTTTGCACATCGGCCGGTTTTCAACCATGCTGTCGAGGTGCTTCCACCAGGCCCGGATCTTCTCAACATCCGGGGCCTGCTTGGCCTTCTTCTCCGCAGCCGCCTTTTCCTTCTCAGCTTTGACCCTGGCCGCCTCGGCCTCACGAGCCACGCGGGCCCGTTCGTTCTCGATGGCCGCCTGGGCCGCTCGCTGCTTGGCTTCCTCGACCTTCTTCTCGTAATTGATGCGATCCTGCTCGGCCTGGGCCTTGCGTTGCTCCTCGCGCTCGGCTTCCTCCTTGGCCCGGCGTTCGGCGTCGACCTTGGCCTGCTCTTGGCGGCGTTTCTCCTCCTCAGCCCGCTTCTCGGCCTCGATCTTCTCTCGGGCCTCTCGCTGCAACCGCTCATTCTCGGCCCGCAGTTCCTCCTGCTGGCGCCGCAGTTCCGCCTGCTGGCGGTTGAACTCGTCTTGCTGGGCTTGAAGGATGGCCTTCTGTTCTTCGATCAATGCCCGTTGCTTGGCCAACTCGGCTTCCTGCTCGGCCTTCTTGCGGTCCTCTTCGGCCTTGATCAGCCGCAACCGCTCCTCTTCTTTCAGGCGTTGTTCTTCCTCGGCCGCCTTGGCTTTGGCCAGAGCCTCTTGCATCTGCCTCTCGTCTTCGTCCTTTAACGCTTTGGCCAGCGGGGCCTCGACATCCTTCAACGCGGCAATGATGGTGTTGCCGGCTTCGTTGACCTTCGTTTGGTACTCGCGGGCCTGGGCTGTCTCGGCCAGCCGGCGGGCGTCGACGGCCGTGCGGAGTGGCGTGAGCGTGCGCAGGGCCGACTTGATGACCTTGTACCCCTCATCCGTCGTAACGTCGGTCGAGGCCAGAAGGGCTACGTGCTTCTCTTTGATCTGAGCCACGGCTTGTA